AAGTAATAACTAAAAACACATCAACAGGTGCTCTTACATCTACAATGAGTCTTAAAGAGTTCACTGCAACTATTACAGTCGCTAATGGTGCTACTACAGGAAAAGAAACTTCTATTCAAATTCCTACAAACTTTATTCCATTGGGAATTGGTGTCGTAGTAACTACGGCTTCAGTTAACGCTGTTAACTTAGTTGACATTGGAACAGATGCTGACACAGACGGTTATGTTGATGGAGCTTCTTTAGCTCTTAATACAACTGGTTGGAAAGGTTTCTTAGGTTGCAATGGTGTACTTGGTATGTCTGGTTTTGCACCAGGAGTAGCTGGTTTAGCTGGAGACGAAGTTGAGTTGGTTGTTTCAGGTGATCCAGGTGGAGATACTGTAATCGTTCTAAAAATATTTGGAATTGATTCAACATCTGACACACAATAATAAATAATTAGTGTGGGGCTACGGCCCCACATATTAATTTTAACGGAGAAAACAATATGTCATCAGACCAAAAATTTACAACACTTACAGCTGACGGACAGGTGAAAACTTTTTCTGGAGGATCTACTAATATTGGTCCTGCTAGAGTTACATACATTCAAGCTACAGGAGTTACAAATATAAAACTTTATGATGCAGCAACTGCATCTGGAAATATTGTATTTGAATCTACTTTTGGAAGCGAAGGATTAGATATGTATATACCTGGAAACGGAATTAGATTTGAAAATACTATCTATGCAGATGTAACTGGATCAGGATCTGTTACTATCGGATACACTGGCTAGGAGGCTAAATGGCTAACACTACCTCTGGAACAACTACGTTTGATAAAACTTTTTCTGTTGACGAAATAGTAGAAGAAGCTTTTGAACGTTTAGGTATTCAACAAGTATCAGGTTATCAATTAAAAACTTCACGAAGATCATTAAATATAATGCTTCAGGAATGGGGTAATAGAGGTATTCACTATTGGGAAATAGGAGAACTTGATCTTGATTTAATTGAAGGTCAAGCAGAATATAAATTCTTTAGAGCTAGTTCAGATGGTACAAGTGCGGTTTCAAATCCAAATGGTGTATATGGAATATCCGATGTCCTTGAAGCACAATTAAGATCAAATAGAACAGCAACAGATCAATCAGATAGTCCAATGACTAAAGTTGATAGATCTACTTATGCTGCTTTTTCAAACAAGCTTTCTAAAGGAACCCCTAATCAATACTGGGTACAAAGATTTATTGATCATGTTAGTATTAGTGTTTATCCAACACCTGATTCAACTAATGCATCTAGAGATATGCATTTCTATTACATAAAAAGAATTCAAGATATTGGAGCCTATACTAATGCAACTGATATGCCTTTTAGATTTGTACCTTGTATGGTTTCTGGTTTAGCATATTACTTATCAATGAAGTATCAACCACAGCTAACTCAAAACTTAAAATTAATTTATGAAGATGAATTTCAAAGAGCATTAGCAGAAGATGGTTCAGCTTCTAGCACATTTATTACACCAAAAGCTTATTACCCAGGAACTTAATGTCTAAATACGCAACAGGAAAACATTCAAAAGCAATTTCTGATCGATCTGGTATGGAGTTTCCATATAGAGAAATGGTTAGAGAATGGAATGGTGCTTTTGTGCACTATACAGAATTTGAACCTAAGCAACCACAACTTGAACCAAAAGCAATTGGTGGTGATGGTATTGCATTACTACAAGTAAGAACAGATAGAACAGAACCAATCACAACTGTTATGTTACCAGAAGATCCTTTTACAACTTATCAAGCTGGGTCAAGTATTATAAATGTTTTTGCACCAGGACATGGTTTAACAAACGGTACAACTTATTTATTTAGAGGTGCGCCTACAACATCTCCTGGAACAGGTACTTCAACTAATCCTGTTTTTGCTTATGCATCAATTCCAAATTTTGATGGAATAACAGGAGCACAAATAGGTCAAGGATCTGGTTATGCTATAACAACAGGTCTTTATGACAGTGGTGCAAGAGTTACAACAGACTATGCTCTATCCAATTTCTTCTTCTTTACAGTTAATGCGGATACTGCTACAACAGGAAACATCAAAGGAGGAGGCTACGGTTGTTCCGTTGGACCTATAACAATAAACGCATGATAAATAAAATTTGGAACTGGATTAAGAATATATTTACACCTGAAAAACAAGACCCTCATCTTGAAATGTATGAAGAAGCGAGAACAGACAAACAAGAAAAGATACGTAGAAAACATGGAGGAGAATCAGAGTAATGGCTTATACTTTAGCAAATCTACAAGATGATATTAGAAATTACACTGAAGTAGATAGTGATGTTTTATCTACAGGGGTTTTAAATACTATAATTAAAAATGCAGAAAACAGAATTTATAGAGATGCAGATTCTGATGATAATAGATTTTATGCAACTTCAAATCTAGCAGCTGGAAGTAGATATGTAACTATACCTTCTGATTTAAGATTTATTAGATATGTTCAATTGACAGATGCTGATGGAAATCAAACTTTTTTAGAGAAAAAAGATACTTCATATATGGCAACTTTTTATGATACTCCAGGCACAGCTTCTGGTATTCCCAAATATTATGCTAACTGGGATGCTAATTATTGGGTGGTAGCACCTACACCAAATAGCACTAATTTAATTACTTTAGCTTATACAAAACAACCAGATTCAATAACAGCTTCACCAGGAAGTACACAAGGGACATATACAAGTAATAAATATCAAGATTTACTTTTATATGGATGTTTGGTAGAAGCATATGGATACTTGAAAGGTCCTGCAGATATGTTACAATACTACGAAGGATCTTTTAAAAGAGCTTTACAATCGTACGCGATCGAACAACAAGGTCGTAGACGCCGAGACGAATATCAAGATGGAGTTATTCGTACACCTCTTAAATCACCATCACCATAAAATAAATTAAGGAGACAATTAAATGGCAAATATAGTACCTGACTCTTTTAAAACAGACCTACTTGGTGGCGTGTTTGATTTTGATTCATCTGGTGGATCAACTTTTAAACTAGCGCTTTATACATCTATAGGTGGTTTTAGTACTTCAACAACTGCTTATACAACTACTAATGAAGTTTCTTCATCTGGTACAAACTATACTGCAGGTGGAAATACTTTAACTAACAACGGTGTAGCAGTAGCAAGTAATATTGCGTACGTTGATTTTGCAGATTCTACTTTTAGTTCTGTAACTTTAACAGCAGTAGGGGCACTGATTTATAAAGGTTCAAGTAATGAAGCTGTATTAGTTTTAGATTTCGGTGGATCAAAAACTGCAACTAACGGTGATTTCGTTGTTCAGTTTCCAACTGCTAATTCATCTAGTGCAATCATTAGACTTGGCGACGCGTAATATTTATAAGGAATACAAATGGCGTTAGTAGTAAATGACAGAGTAAAAGAAACAAGTACGACTACTGGTACCGGCACATTCACTTTGGCTGGAGCTGTAACTGGTTTTGAAACTTTTTCTTCTGCTATTGGAAATGGTAATACGACTTACTATGCAATATCTTTACAAGGTGGAGCAGAGTTTGAAGTTGGTCTTGGGACCGTTGCGGCTGGAACATTAGCTAGAACAACTATTATTTCTTCATCTAACTCAGATAGCGCTGTTAACTTTTCAGCAGGCACAAAAGATGTATTTTGTACTTTACCTGCTAGTAAAGCAGTTTATAAAGACGCTTCAGGTGTTGTTGATGGGGTACCAAGTAACGGATTCGTCATTGCTATGTCGATTGCATTATAGTATAAGGAATAAATTATGGCACAAAACTTTAGAAATTATCTAACAAGAGAAACAGGAACTTCTGCAGTAGATGCTTTAGGCGGAGCTGCAAATAGTTTTGATACTTTAATTAGTGTTAGAATGGCTAACGTTACTACTTCAACAATTAATGTTGAAGCTTACATTAGAAGATCGTCAGCAAATTATTATTTAATTAAAAATGCGCCAGTTGTAAGTGGCGGATCATTAGAACTTATTGATGGAGGCTCGAAGATAGTACTTGCTTCAGGAGATCAGCTATTTGTTAAATCAGATACAGCTTCTTCTTTAGATACTGTCGTTGGCGCTGTAGATGATATAAGTACGTAGGAGGAATCATGGCTTATTTAGGAAACGCTCCAAAACAAAATTTAAATACCATGAACTCTCAACAGTTCAATGGTGATGGATCCACGGTCAATTTTACATTAAGTCAAAGTGTTTCAAATACTGCAGAAGCAGAAGTATATGTTGGAAACGTTAGA